GCGTAATGACTTAGCAAGCTTTTGTCCAGTGGCTTTCGCTTTTGCCGGGCTGTTTTCTATGATGGTTGCAATGCGTACAGGTGTGTTGCTGTCGTCCAGTGCGAGTACTTCGTAAGGTCTTTTCATGACGCAAAGATAGCAAACAAGATCATACCCCATCCTACACAGCAGATAACTGGAAAGCTGAAGTTCAAGAAATCGCTGAATCGTTTGTTAAACAGTCGTTCGCTGTCGTTAGCGATCATGTCGCTTGGTGATGGTACTCGGTTGATTACTTTGATTTGTTTCATATGATATAATTTTTATTGGTTATTTGTACGGACAGGTAAGCTGTCTCTTGCTCCCTTAAATCTACGGACAGGTAAGCTGTCAAACTTAAAAGTTAAATGTTAACGAAAGATGGGCGGATTGATGTCGTTTGCTAGTTTACGCTGGGCCTATTCGCTTGTCTAACGCTTGATTAGCACGGTCTACTCAATTGCTAAGAGTTTGAACCTAGAAAGCGAAATCCACAAACAAGAGTAAATACATATAAACTAGATTTAATCGATAACAAATGTACTAAATACATACTTACATACTTATTAAAAGCTCAGTCAATCTGCCTAAATCACATAAAAACAGAGCAGAAAGTAGAATAGGTTAATAAATACTAGCAAAACTAGGCAAAACTTAGTCGCACAATATGTATTATGTCTAATAACTATCGATTATTAAAAGGATAGTGCAACTTTAACAACTACCCCCCTCCCTATAAGAAACTTGCGGGTACACACGGGGAAAAAACTTGCGGGCGTATATAGCGTAAGCCCCTCAGATTTTTCCGGCTAAAACTTTCTAGAAGTGTGGTTGGATGTCTTCTTCATCGTCTTCTTCTGGGTCTTCTGTAAGTTCACCAGTAAAGATAACATCATCAGTTTCAGTAAGTACAGACAGTTTAGCGAAGTCCAAGCATCCTGCTATTGTGTAATCGTTAATATCGTATTCGCTCTTAAACCTATATATAAGCTTGGCTAGTTCGTATTGGAACGTATCTGTTTGATCGTTGATATTCATACTGCTGTAACTATAACATAAGCCGAGACGGTTTCATAGGTAAATCGACAACCACGCTGTCTACCGCTTAGATACTACATCTTTAAATTTAATGCTTTACATGTCCCCTACGGTTGTTACTTTGTATACTAATGAGATTTAGATAAGACGCCTAGACGTTCCGTTTAAAGATATACTATTGATAGGTATAAAGATAAGCAGTAAACAACAACAACAGCTTTTACATCCATAGGTTAGCTATAGCTTTGTTGTTTCGTTTATGAAAACTATCAGTGAAGTCTTGTAGTTCTTTATGAAGTAACTCTTGTTTTCTATCAACTATCGATTGGTCGGCGTTAGCAGCCATCTGCTGAGTCCAATAACCAACAGCGATTGATAGTGCGTCAAGACGGTCATCATGTACTAATGCTCCTCTATCTCTTGTTATTCTAGATAGCTGATACATTAACATATATCTAGTTTGTTGTTCTATAGGATAGCTAAGAGCTGATCTGTAATCGTTTGTTATAACAGAAGGATCAACAACAAGTCTATGAGAGTTAAGAACTGGTTCTAAAGTATCAACTATACGAAGTTCCTTTTGTTTGTTATGTCTAACTTCTTCTATAGTTACAGGGTATGTTGTTTTAAAAATAGGTTTAATCAGCTCCATAAACATACCGTCACCAAAGTTAGACTCTATAACAACGATATTAACTTTGTTATCCTTTGCTATAGCTACTAGTTGTTTAAGCGTCTTCTCATCGTAACCTCCTTTTATACCGCCAGCATCAGGTACATATAACTGTCCGTTAAGCATTTTCACTACAGCATATCCTGTTTCGTCTTTACCACGTCCTGATGGGTCAATAGATAGTACAGAACCTGTGTAAGGTATCATATCACCTACAGTGGAAGAGGGACGTCTATAACGATCTCCAGCTAATCCTACATTAGGTAGTTCTCTATCTGTGTTATCAGGGTCACTAGACCACACGATCTTTTCTGGAGCTAGGTCTACATCTACATCTGTTATAACAAGGTCGTTAATCTTTAGCGGGTATCTATCAGCATCAGATAGCTTAGGATTAAGCATGAACTGTAGAGCGTACCCAGTACGACCGTACGACATCTTACGTTCTTCTAAGTCTAAGTCAGTGAACCGTAGGGGTTCTGTAGAAGTACCTACTGTATCAGGAGCTATGTTATCTGCTATAAGAGGTGATAGATCGTTTCCGTAGTTGTTAGTAGCTTCTATATCATCCGGATACTCTGAAGGCCATATACGACTGTTGTAGCCTCTCTCTCGCAGTTTGTTATATATACTGTCCTCGCATTGAGGAGTACCAAGAAAGATGATACGAGAGGTGTCTAGTGGTTTAATGATAGCGTCGAACTCCTTTACTTGTTCGTCTAGCTTATCTCTCATACCTTGAGTAGCACTGTTGTTAGCTACCTCTACGTCGTCCGCTACTATGATGTCTGCACGGCTACCTGTGAGCTGTGATGATATACCGAGGGACTTAACAGAGGGTGCGTGAGAGGCTGGAGCTGGTCCTACATCAAAAGCTATCTTACTAAATCGTTGGTTCTCTGATGGTTTTAATCCTTGTAGTATAGGAATCTCTTGAATAATACGAAGTGTAAATGTAGAGAAGTCATCTGATCTATTCTTACTAGCTGATACAACAAGTATGTTTTTAGATGGATTAAGCAGTAGCTGATGCACTACAAAGGCAGATGTTATCCAACTCTTACCTACGCCCCGAAACGCCATGATAACAGACCGCTTAGGTCCGTGTTGCAGGTACTCCGCTATATCGTATTGAAGCGGTGTGGGGTCAGGGAGGTTTAGATGCTTCCAAACTAAGAATACAAAGTTTCTAAAGTCCTTGAGCTTGGGTGGTATCTCGATGTTGTTCTTCTTCTTCAAATGGTAACGCTTTTAATTGATGGTCTAATGCTTCCAAAGGCGTACCTACACCGCTGTCCATAGTAACATTGTTATCTTTGAGAAACTGACGAGCACCGTTTAGTAAAGCAGCGTTGTACTCCCCTTGTTCGTCCATGAGGTCTATACTGTTCCTGTATGCGTCTGCTATCTTGTCGTGCAGTTTACTTCCCTCTTTATGGCTAAGCATGGTGTTATATTAAGTAATCTTGTTATCTTTGTAAATAAAAAGAGACGGCTCCGAAGAACCGCCCCTTAATATTTTGATATGAGTAAACTTATCTTTTATCTATCTCTCGGTATTTCTTCACTGTGGTCACCTAGTCCGTTCATATTATTGAGGATTCTAGTTACCCATGTATGTAAAAGAGTGGATGTGCTGACACCGAGTTTATTAGCGATGCCAGCAACATCCTTCTTTTGTGACCGCTTGAGACGAAAAGATACAGATGACATATCACCTTTTTTCTCTTTCGTACTCATTAGGTATTATTAATTTAATTAGGCCATTGCAGCTGTAAAGTCAGCCAATGAACCAAGATTGTTACCGTCACCAAGAACAACGTCGTTAGCTTTAACGTCGATCAAGGAAGCACTTCCGTCGTCCCCACTGATGTCAGTAGAAGCGGAAGTAGCGGATGTTTTATAGAACGCAAACTTATCGATGCCTTCGTCGTATACAGCAGCGATGTTTCCACCGTCACCAGTACCACGCTCAATGATAAGACCAGCGTCGTTTGAGTTGTTAGTTGAACCAGCAGCTCCGTCATTGATCAAAAGAATAGAGTCTTTGATCTCGGAGTTAGTGGTTTGAACGGAAGTAGTCGTGCCGTTAACAGTTAAGTTACCGCTAAGTACAAGGTTGGTTCCACTTACATCTCCGGTAAAGGAAGCTCCGCTAAGATTAGCTTTGGCAGCGTCTAAAGCCGATTCAGCAGCACGAGCAGTTGAAGCTTCGGAGTCAATGTTCGACTGAAGGGTCGTGTCAGCAGATGCTCTAGCAGTAGCTTCACCACTAACAGCAGCGACACGTGCAGTTTCTTCAGCGTCGATATTTCCTTGTAAGGTTGTATCAGCAGCAGTTCTAGCAGTTTCCTCGTCATCAATGTTAGTTTGAAGAGTAGAGTCAGCAGCTTGACGAGCAGTCTCTTCAGAATCAATGTTACTTTGGAGGGTGCTGTCAGCGGAGGCTCTTGTGGAAGCTTCACTTGTGATGTTGCTTTGAAGGGTAGCATCGGCGGAAGCACGAGCTGTTTCTTCAGCATCAATCTCAGCTTGTAAAGCGGAATCAGCAGATGCACGTGAACTAGCTTCAGAAGCGATAGCGTCGGCATTAGTTTTGATTTGTCCGTCAAGAGCTTCGTCAGCACCAACCAACGAACTTACCGAAGTAATGTAGTTAGTGGAGGAGTTAGCGGAGTACGAACCACCAGCACCAAGACCAGCACCACTTTGAGTAGCGTCCAGTTCAGACTGAATAGCGGAGTCAGCTGAAGCTCTGCTGCTTGCTTCCGTGTCAATATTACCTTGTAAGGTAGAGTCAGCGGATGCACGGCTTGAAGCCTCGCTGTCGATGTTAGATTGCAAAGTAGTATCAGCACTTGCACGACTGGAGGCTTCAGAATTGATGTTCGTCTGAAGTGTAGCCTCAGCAGCCAACGCCCGTGTTTCTTCTGCTGCAATAGCACTTTTGGTCGATTGACCGATTTGATAGAATATGGATGATGTATCTGGCATATTATTAGTATTTAGTTAGTTAGTGATTATAATAAATCAAGATGTTAAGCAGTACCGTCTGAAACAAGCTCTATCCACTCAGAACCTGACCATATGATAACTTTATTAGTATCCGTCTCGTAGTACACTTTACCAGCGGTTGGTGAAGATGGACGGGTTGAAGCTGTGATTGTGTCTAGTTTAGCCATTATTTATTCCCCTTCAACTACTTGTGTCCACGATTCATCAGCTAGTACAGTAAGCATAGCTGAGTGGCTGATTGTATCTTTTCCGTATAAACAGCGTGGTTTTGGTCCTTCGTATTTAACAAAGGTCTTATCTCCTGCTACATTATATCTTAGTGTATTAACAGACGCTTCAAGCACTTCATCAAAGTTAACAGTGCTTACTTCGTCCTTGTTTAGAATTACATATTGTCTAGTGCTCATAATTATTAAGAAGGTACATCAGTTGAAAAAGAAGCTCCGTTAGTAAGAGTTCCGTTGTTCCCGCCACTCCCTTGATCTGTTATTGTCGTGCCTGATCCTGAGTTGTCGTCTCCCATTCTCCACCATAAGTTCGGACTATAAGAAGAAAGACTAGAAGGTACACCGCTTCCGTAGATAGAACTAACATCCGAACTACTTAAAGTAGAACTAAAGAATGCAAATTCATCTACAAGACCCGCAAAAGAAGAACCCAAACTTCCAGCCCTCAAAGCTGTTTGGAAATACCAATCGTCATTGTCTGTGTAAGTGCTTGCTGCGGATTGTCCGTTAACATATAACTTTAATGTAGTTCCGTCTCCAGTGATAGCGATGTTGTACCAAGAACCATTTGTGAGTGATACAGGTGAAACCATGCGTTGATAAGTTCTGCCTGATCCTCCGCCTTGACCTGATGGCCACATTCTTATTGAAACTGCGGACGAGTCGAAATACAAAGCATATAAATTTGTACCGTAACCCCAAAGATAGTGATAAGAGCCTGACGTAGGTTTAACCCACGCCGAGAAACTTTTGTTCCCAGATATAGAATAACTAGAAGAACTTATACTTACATAGTCATTAGTACCGTCAAAGCTTGCACTATATCCGTTAGGGAACCCAACAGTAGCTTCATTAGCAAATGTCCTCCAAGAACCGTTATCGTAGACAACCACAGAACCTTCGTCTGTACTTCCTTCTGCTTTTAAATATAACTCACCATTTACAGCAAGTCCGTTTGTTACTAGCTGAGATTGTTGAGCATCTGTAATTATTGTTATATCACTCATATCTTATTAACTGTTGTTAAATATTTGCCAATCACTGCCGTCAAAAACGTAAAGCTTCGTAGAGTCGCTTCCGTACATAATTGTACCTACGTCGTCGTTAGAGCGAGCCGTTATGTTAGCTGCTGTGTCTACTGAAGGAGAAACGGTATCTTGAGGAAACCCAAGTACAGACTTTAAAAAGTCCGAAACTGCGTCCGATTTATCTACCTTTTCATCCAGCTTAGACTTAACAGTTGTTCCTATTTGTTGAAGTATGTTAGCCATCGTTTATAATTATTATGTTAGTGGTTATTGATTGTCAAAATTATTGAGCGTGTTGCCAACCAGAATCTGTAAATACATATAATTTATTAGTGTCTGTAGCAAAAGCTATAGTTCCTAACTCATCATTTGTCCTTGATTGTATATTATTTTCGGTGTCTAAAATTGCCTTACTTGTACTCGTAAGAGATATTAGTAAATTTCTAACACTTTGTCCCATTTGATACCATACGCTCATATCTTTTTTTGCTTAATTGGTTAAATCCAAACCTTGTTATTAGATCACGGATCACCTGTCAAGCCTTCAAGAAACTCTTCATGGTCGCCTACCTCTTCTTCACGTGCATCAAGGAAGTAAGGAAGTTCGTTCCAAGCTGTTGTACCGTCTCCTATCTTAATACGGTTACGGTCAGTATCTAACTCAATAGCTACTTCACCTTCTAAAAGCACAGGATTCTCATTCCGCCATTCGGTGTAAGTACCTCGTCTTAGTTGTATTCGTTTTGTAAAACTAGGCATCTGGTTGTCCTCCGTCAAATATATCGGTGTCTTCTAATACAGCACCACCTCCGTCAATAGTAACAAAAAATGGATCACTTTCTAAAGATGTCACCTTGGTTTGTAAATTATCAGCTTTCTCTTTGTTCTCAGAAGCTACAGCAGATGATACAGCAGCAACTGTACGTTGTTGGAACGATAAGGGATTAGGACGTACTACAGGTCTTCTAGTGGGTGATCTACGCATGTCAGCACTTCCATCTACGTAACGCCAAAGCCTTGCGAGTAGGACGACCTTTACTGTCTTTCATCGGTCCCTCATTACCTTCCATCCTTGCACAGAAAGAACGCTTTCTAGCACCGCCTTCTGGTTGAGGTCTTTTAAGATTAGAACCAGTAAGTTTGTTAATACGCTTTCTTCCTGATTCGCTCAGGCCCCCTTTAGGTGACTTATCAGAGGCTCTCAAAGATACTGTCCGGCGTCTAGCCATTACTTCTTCTTCTTAGGAAACCCACGCTTCATGTTAGCGTAAGCCTTTGGTGTAATCGTTGACTTCTTCTTACTACGGCTAATACCGAGGTTCTTTCTTCTGTTAATGTTTGCGTATAATCCTTTTGACATTTTTATTTCCTCACTAATATTTCCATCATACGGTCGAGCTTGTTATGCATTTCCTGTATTGCCGTCTCAACCTTTCCAATTCTATTCTCTACAGCTATATCTCTTTCCTTCTGTGCAGCTAACTCCACCTCTATCTTAGTCATTCTTTTCTCACCGAGGTCAAGACGTTCAATAACACGTTTGATAATCCAACCGATCACGCCGAGACCGACGACAAGGATGGTGTTAAGAAGACTGGAGAGGGAGTCGATCATCTATGTTATGTTTTAATAATGTAGTTAAGGATGATGGTGGGCTGGACATTGTTGTGTGCTTGTCCTCCGCCTGTAGCATTAGTCGTACCACCTGAACTAGCGTAATCATCAGTACCCGCTGTATCTCCAGCTAACGACTTTAAGCCACCTCCATCGAAAGTGTGACTATGACTAGGCATCTCAGCGGTTGAAAGGGTGTGTTCCTTCGCTCCGCCTGTATCTGATAAAGCGTCAGTACCGCTAAGTAAACTACCACCCAATCCTGCAACTACACGCCCACGAAGGTCAGGAAGATTGAATGTAGTAGAGCCGTCACCAACACCGTAAGTTGTACCAATAACAGCAAACAAAGCAGCTTGAGTTGTCCTGTTCACTGCCGACCCATCACACAAAGCGTAACCCGTAGGAGCAGTACTACCAGCAAAAGCAGACACCGTTCCAGTTGGTACAGTTGTAAGATTCGTTCCGTTTACTTTGTAGTCCCCCGTGATGTTTAAGTCGCCAGTTACGTCGAGGGCATGTGCGGGGTTATTATTTCGGATGCCAATATTACCATTATTTTCTATTTTAAAATACTCTGTGCTATCCTGTTTAATTAAAAAGTTATCCCCAGTTGCAAAGGTAAGTGTGGTATTAGTATTAGTTACATCTAAGGTAGCTATTTTACTTTGGGTTTTTAATTCAAGTTTAGCATTTGTATTATCTTGAATCGTAAGGTTACTAGTTGGACTAGCAGTACCAATACCTACTTTACCGTCTGATTGTACATTAAAGTTAGTATCTGTCGTGCTTATCTTATCAGATGTAACGGCACCGTTAGCCAACTTAGCATTCGTAACACTACCGTCTACTAAAGAGTTCGCACCTACTGTACCTGTAACTGCCACTCCAAACCCACGCTGAATGACAACGATGTCTTCTCCTCCCGTCATGCTCGGTATGATGGTAAGTGTATTAGTGTCTGGGTTTACAGTGTACTCTACAGTTGGTTCTTTAATCAGACCGTTAATACTTACCTCGTAAGCTGTGTCTCCAAGAACCTCTGCTCCTGTAACAGTGTATGTATTATTCGTACCAGATATAGCAGAGAATACCCACTTCAGTGGAGGTTGTGTAGCACCGCTGGATACCTGAGCAACTTTGTTATCTAAGTATACCTTCGTTACTGCATCTGTTGTAGCTGTCGCTGTACCAACGTTTTGTATACGAAGACCTAAAGCGTCCCACTCTGTACCGCCTGCTTCTTTCTGTAAGGATTGATCGTTCAGCTCTGCAATCTCTTCCGATAAGTAACGGTTGTGACGGTAAGCTAAATCAAGCTCTGACTCTGTAAGTACAGACCCGTTAACAAAGTCCACGAGGTTCTGATTAGGAGCACTGCGTCTTTTGACACGCACGGATTCGCCTCCTACTGTTGGTGTTGTAAGTCGTATCTTCTTGTCGCCGTTGCTTTCGACAATAACAACAAAAGCAGTCGTGTCTACACCGTTGATTTCTACCTTAACGTGTTCGTCTTCAAGGTAGTCAAAAGTAAAAGTAAAGTCCGTCTGTCCGGCTGCTGCTGGGTGATCTACGTAGGTGATAGCCATGATGTTAAGTGTATATTATTAATTATTGAGTGAGAAGAGCAAGTCCTTAGTCAGTAAGAGTTACGGGAGCATAAGGAGTTTTATTTAATAATTCCTTCAACCTAGTATCGGGTTGGGTTTTCTTGTACTCTTCGACTGGCATTTCTGATGTTATTCTCTGTAATTGTTCGGCATCTGGTGTAGTTACTAAAAGAGCATTTCTTATCTTACGTTCTCTTTCTTGCTCACGTAGCACTGGGTATTCTTGTCTCATCTTTTCGTAAGCTACTTTTTTGTAACCATTTAATACTTTTCTAAATTTAGATAGTCTTACATCCTCCTGCTTGAAACCTTCTGGTGTTTTATTGGGGTCTAACTTAGTTGGAGTAGTTAACTGTCTAGCTAATGCAACGGTAGCTTGTTGAGCTGTTAAACCATTAATCTTTTGGTTCTTGTATATTTCTTGCCAACGCTCAAAAGCATCGATGCGTGTTTCAGGGTGTATAATTTCTTGTAGGTCTACGCCGTCCTTTATGCTAGTACCTCCGTTAAAATGATACTCTCCATCTAATTCCACAGCCACAGCCCAAGCTGCATTGCGTACCTCTTTCTTATTTTTTAAATCAATGCTTTTAAATTTATTTGCATCAAACCTTCTAAGACCGTTTTCATCCTGCACAACGTAGTCCTCTACATCCATTAACTGTTTACTAAGTCTAAACGGATTTATTAGGCTTATAGCTTTTGCTGTATCGGTTATATGTAAAGGCATCGGTTCCCCCCACATATCCCTTCTAACGGGTACTTCCTTAGCAATACCGCCTATTCTTTTACCTAACATTTTAAGTATATCATCACTGCGTCTTTGAAAGTCATCAGTAGTAATCGATCCCGCATTCATAATAGAAGGAACACCAGCACCTAACATACCTTTAAGTAACCGCATCCGTTTAGCTTCTACAGCTTCCTCTGATTCGCTAGTGATTGTAATTAACTCTAATGCGTCTCCTAAGTTTTTAAAGTAAGTCTTATTACCTATGTTATTAGAAACAACTAAAGCTAAGATATTTAAAGCAGACATAGCTTCTCTTTTCTGAGCCATACTGCCCTTCGATAGTGTGTGGCAGTCTGCTACTATATTCATTACGGTCGCAAACGGTTCAAGAGCAGCTATATTAGCTCCAGCATACTCCCCGTCTCCTATTGGTATTCTTAATTCGTATTCTTTTAAACCTGTAGCTGTCTGTATGTTTTCCCTTTTCTTCCAGTTCTGTGCAATCATGCCTTCGTACAATCCGGCTTCAGCTATACCCCAAGCAGTTGCAATTATACCCGCTCCTACGACCTGCCTACCTTTTGCTCTAGCAGCTGTGATAGGATCGTTACTATTTAAGTCTTGTACTGTTTTTGACCATATCTTATCTGAAAACTTTTTTAACCCCGGTACATCAGCTAATGCAGAAGTAGTACCTAATCCTTCTCTTATAATGTTTCTACCAGTTCTTTGGAATGGATTGAGAATAGTTTTAAGAATCGGAAATGTGTTTAATACATCTTCTAAGCCTTTAACAGGTACTTCTAATGTATTCATATCAGCAAACTCACCTAATTCATCTGTAAATGTTACTTCTTTTATATTTCTTTGTACATAATCAACAAAGTTACTAGTAGATGTATCCCAATTGTTTTGTACATAATTATCAATATAAGAAGCTATATTTTCAGCTGGCACACCTTCTTTCTCAGCACTTAAAACTGCTTGCCTTCTTACTTGATCTTCGGTCATTAAACTTATGCCGTCCTCAGTAAATACTTTATTTAAGAATCCCTTGTAATAATCATCGAAGTTATCTGGTACTTCTTCACCATTTAATTTAGCAAGCCTCCAATCGTATTCAGCTTTCGACTTAGTCATAGCGTGTGCTATTCTGCTTCTCGATCTAGCATCTATAGCTGCTATTGCTTTACCAGGTACATCTACAAATTGACCAACATTTTCTAAAGATTGACCAAGAGCACCTGAAAGTCCGGTACGCTCCATCGAGAAAGCCGATTCACCTACACGCTCAAAGTGTGATCTTAAATCAGATATACCACTTTTGAACGCTTTTTTAGCCGACTTTAGTGCAATATCGTTAAACTCTCCGTAAGACGAACCAACCCGACTCCAAAAGTTATAAGCTTCATCAAACTGTTCTTTCGACATGCCTCGTCTAGCCCAAGGAGCAACAGCCATATATTTAGCCCCTACTTTCCCCATCCAAGAATTGTAACGAGACATAACAGCATTGCCTAATCCTATTTTAATCAAGGTGGTAGGTGCGGATAACATACTTGAGTACAACAAGTCCTGACCTACACCCCTAACCTTGGTATATAAATTAGCACCTTCATCGAAGTTCTTTTTGAGTGTGCTTTTATTTTGGAATGCTTGTTGTTGTTTAATCAGTATGTCTTTTACTTCGCTAACATCGTTAGCTTGCTGTACAGCTTTCAATAAACGCTTAACAGCTTCTATATTACCGAATTTTTTTATTTGTTCATCTAATTCTTCCGGAGTCATATTCTTAGAAGCTTTTAAACTGCTTACTAAGTTTTCTTCCATCTCAGTTTCAAGCTGCTCTATTTTTACTTCTAATTGATCCTTTGTGTATTTTCTAGATTGAAGTAATCTACCAGAAGCTGATCCTGTCTTTTTCCAACCAAGCATTTGAGGTATCAACTTATGAATAGATACCATTGCGTCGTTTAATTCTTCAGGGTTATCAAAGTTCTTTTCTCTAGTTGACTTTAACAAATCATCAAAACCTTTTACCATCACAGCACCGTTAGCTGTCATCTGTATAGATAACTCATTCAAAGCATCTGCTACTTCTAAGTTATCACTGAGTTGAGAGGATTTTAATACAAGTGAAAACTCCTCACCTGAATCTACTCCTAATCTACGATCTAATTCTCGCTGTACTTTTGCTAAATATTCTAGCTTTCCTTCCCGTCCGCCTTTTATATTTTTTAAATCTTCTTTAATAGCGTCCTGTACGGAGTTAACAAGCCTTTGCTTTTCAACGTCGTCTGTAAGAAGTCTGGCTTTTATTTCATCCTCGGTGTCTATAGGTTTCCCGGTCTTAGGATCAACATCCCTAGTGCCTCCACCGTCCATGAAATCATCTAATATTTCTTTAGCCTCTGCCTTACGTTCTGGTGTTAAGCCTTCAGGTAATCTTTGAATACCAGCTTCACCAGAAACAGGTTGTCGCATTTCAGCCACTTCCTCAACCTTTGTTACAAGGGTCTCAGCTACATCTAAAGTTACAGGTTCTTTTTCTTTAAAAACTTTTTTCCCTTTAGTAACTTTACCGACGCTTTGATTAAGTAAATCTTTTACTATTTCAACAAACTTTTGAAAACCTGATTTACCGGGTTCATATTCAATTCCTTTTAAAGCTTTTTGAAAATCTATATCTGAATAAGCATAAGCTATAAACTCATGCGGATTACTTATGACATAAGAGCCTCCTCTAAAGTCAGTTTTCAAATCTTCTCTAAGGTCAGGTTTAGATGCTAATTCATCTCGCATGTTATCTACTTTTTTGAACATGCGTAAAATTTCAGCTATAGGTTTAGGTATTTTTTTATTTTTTAAAGTGTCATCTATAAACTTAGCCCGTCCCTCTATATCGTTTATGTCTATCTTTTGAAACTTTTCTCCATCAACATACTTATTGACATTAGCTGAAGTAACAGCGTGAGTCCCTTCGTGTAATAGGTGGTAGACAGGATTATTCATGAAGAATGTATTCCTCTCGTCTAGTACTATCCTATTTTTCTTAGGGTCATTTTGGAATGTTTGATGAAAACTTGAAAAGTCATCTTCAGGTACTACGTCTTTTAATCCAGATGCAAGCTGACGGTTTTCTATTCTAACATCCACACCTGTGCCTTCACCTAGTGATAACAATTTGTTTATAACACCAGTGTACTTACCTAAATTACCGTTTGTTCTTTCAGATAAATCAATAAGAGCTTCTCTTAAAGTAACAGCTTTATCTGTTTGTGTTCTTTTGATTACGTCTTCAACCAATTTCTTTTGACCAAAATCGGACTCTAATGTTTGAGAGATTCCGCTGGACAAAGGCAATCTTGCACCCGCCATAGGGAATATCTGACTTAACGACTCTCTAGCATCAACAGGTGATCTACCTTCTCCTCTGAAACCAGCCTTTGGTCCTCTCATTGTTGTATCGGTAACAACTGCTCTTTTAAAAGTCGTTAAACCTACACCCTCTTCAAAAAGGGGATCAGCATCTTTAATAAGTTCTACTATATCTGCATCTTCTAAAAGTTGTCTGGCTTCATCTTCTCCTGTACCTTCTACTTTATAAAACTTATCTGTGTTAAAATCGTATTCAAAATTTTCTAAGGCTAGATCAATATCGCTTAACCGCTCCGCTACAATGTCTTTTTCTATCTGTGCTAGATATTTTAAATCGGTTTCGTAACTTTGACCGAAGTACATATCTTTCTTGGAAAGCTTTAAGTAATCTCTTTGTCTTCTGTGAAGCTCAATGTGTTTCGTAGTCTTGTTTTTTAAGGCACTGCTAAACATTGCACTTAATGACCTCAACTCATTTATTTCTGTTAGTGCATCGTCTGGTTTGTATTTCTTACCTATGTTGTGTGAAAATTGAAGTAGAGTTTGATAAATACCCGATCCTCCTCCTCCTGCCATATCCGACTCTACGCTTAGAGTGTCTCCTTCGACTGCTGCTAGAATCCTATTATCTGGTGCATCTGTTTTTGAAAAAATGTAGTAATCGTATCCCCCTGGAACATCCTCCATCTTCCAGCCTTTTACTTGCATATCAGTAAAAATACCTTCAACAGTGTCTTGGGACGAAGTCGGAGTTTTAAACAACGATTCAGTCATCGACAGTGCTTCCCAAGTATTACCTACTCTTTTAATATCTTCCGGAGTAGCTAACGCAGCTGGTATTCCTTCTTCAACTCCGGGATATTTTTTAGATAATTCAGCTAGATTAAACCATTTTTTATCCCCTGCTTGTGCGATCTTAGCGTTTGGTTTAAGCCTACCCTCAGTTATAAAAGTTTCTAATTGCTGTCTACCGAAACCTCGCCTACCCCCGTACCTAACTCCGTCTTGATATATGAAGAAAGGCTTATCTACTTCTAGTTTATCTATGCCTTCAATCTTTTCGGGTTTAGGTATAATATCAGCTCCTTCTATTTGTGGTTCTCCGAGGTCAGCTTTTCCTAGCACTTTAGCAGCTTCGGTTTCCTGCCACTCTTTAGCAAACAACTCAAAAGCTTCAACCTGTTTTTGCTCCTGTTCTTCTAACTGCTCGATAGCTCTTTGTAGTACTTTGTTTTCAGGTTCCGCTAGGTTGTTTAATTTCTGTTCTAAACTTGCAATCTTTTCTTCGTGTCTTTTTAAACCACGTACTTGACCTTCTTTTTTTGCTCTAGCTACTTCTTTCTTAACAGCTCTAATGTTTTCTTTTAAAGCTTGTCGTATTAATGGGTAAGCTTTGTCTTTAGGGTCGTATTTAATATCAAGAGCTGAACCTATTCTGTTTATTATAGTACCGAGAACAGCACCTCCAGCTGTAGTCAAACCAAGCTCAGTTCCTGATATTTCGCCTCTTTTTCCGTACAGTATTTCAAGACCTTGTTTAGTTAAGTTCTCACCTCCTGCCATTAAAGCTGCTTCAAAACCCCCGATAAGAGTTTGTCCAACTTTACCAAGTCTACGCATCTGTCCAAAACCGGGAACCATTGACCAACCACCAGCAGCAAAAGCTTCTTGGTAAGATGTCTCCTCTTGTAGTCCGGACCCTATACGCATCTGCTGTGCAAATAAATTAGAAACCGTTCCGGTTTTACCCAACGCACCAAAGTAAACAACTCTTGAACCCGGTATCGGGGAGACTAATAACGGACTAGTTACTATAGCTTGAGTCACAGGTAATCCTATCTCGACTGCTAGAGGTGCTATAGTTTCGTATCCTTGTACTATCTTACCCGTCCATCCTTCGTAGTTAGGATTAGGAATCAAACCAGCCTTAACTAGCTTCGTTGTTTCAAGCCTAGCATCTTCCAGTGCTTCAGTCGAAAAAGGATCACCTTTAGCTAGACGCTGTGCAATAGCTTGTGTAGCTGGACTCTCTGGAGGTAAGTTTGTTATCTGTGCAGCTCTCTCAAGAATGCGTTCTCCTTCTGAATACAAAGCTCTTACGCCGTGTTTAGGAAGTGTAGTAGGTAAGCCTATTCGGTCTTCTTTAGGTGAGGGAACTCCGCTAGGTCTTGTTGGTGTTTCACCTTCGGGTGTTGTTTCTACCTGTTCTTGCCTAGTAAGTGGTTCAGCAGGTTTTTCTCCACGCACTGCCTCAGTCATACTCCTCTCAGCTTCTTCTAATATAGGGCGAGTTACTTGTTCAGTAAGTTCTTTCCTACTATCTTCATTTGGTCTTATGTTAGGATTCTGCTTTAAAAGTTCGTTGAGTTCTTCCTCCGACAATGCGTTTACGTCAGCTGATGTAGGAGTAGTACCTTCTTTGGTTAACTCTTGTTTTCCTTCTTCGGAGTTAATTTTATCTTCTTCGTCCATGTTTGTTTTATTTGAGATAGACTGTTTGTGCTAGGGTAACAGAATCATCAACCCAACTTTCAAATTGTTTCTCTGCTATGGTGTCTTGGTTTTCGTCTATGTACTGTTTAGCTTGTTCAATAGACCTACCTAAACCGATCTGTTTATTAAATTCTAATTCAAGCTTATTTTTTAAAATTCTATCAAATACTCTGTACTGCTTATTAACAAACATTTTAGCTTTTGCTTCACCCTTTTTCTTTTTTATCAATCCATACAAAGAAGCTTCTGGCAGGGCACCCTCTTCTAGTACTAAATTATTTTTATTGCTATCTATAGTGGAGAAATAATTCTTTATTGTATTAGGGTCTAACTCAGCTAGTTGTTTATCTTTCCTAAAACCAGTAATAATTTCTTCGTATGAGTTCTTTAAGTCAATATAGCTAGGACTCTTAATAACCTGCACATGAAAGTCCCTAGAGTTTTCTAATCTAGTATTTAACTTATCGTAGTCTGATGGTGTTATGCTTCCTGAATCTACAGCTTTGTTTAGTTCCTCCTTTACGACATCTAGGTCTCTGCCTTCCTCAATGTTTCTAACAAAATCATCAAACACCACTTTAGTAGCTTCGTCTCTTAACTTATTAGCGTTAGCCCAACTTCCTTGAATATCAGCTATTAACTGATCTCTTTTATGGTGCGGTACTAATTCTACAGCTTTATCTAGCTGAGCCATTAAAGTATCTTTTGACACGCTTCCTGTATCTTTGATTTCTTTATAAAAAACATCAGTAACATCAAACTTAACTTCTTCAAATTTTTTGTTAAATGCTTCCTTTGCTTCGTTTTCTAAAACAGCTCTACGACCCTCGACATAACCAATGAAATCACTAATAGCATTTCCAGTCTCAGCATCTGCAAATTTTACTCCGCCTCCCAAATCTAACTCCCTTAAATCTTCTACGAAATCTAAAACGCCTGTAGGAGTATATGTACCTGTAGTTAATCCTTCTTTTAAATCTTCCTTAATCAAGTTATCCCAAGCATACTTCCGAGAACCTTTGAATAACCCTACTTTATCGTTTACCCAGTTTTTAATAGACGGATCATTTATATCTAACACGCCGTTTATTGCTTGTTGAACCAATGGTTTACCGTTTAACAACCAGTTGGTCTTAGCATCTTCTATATCGATGGCGTCAAACCTAGAGTTTACATCTTTAATAAACTCTTGCTCAACCTTTTGAAGATTCTCAAGTGCTGCTTGTCTTACTAGCTCCGATTGAAACTCTGGACGACTAAACAGTTCTTGTCGTTTTTCTTGAACCGTTTGTACTGGGTCTATTGTTTCCGATATAGTCTGCGGATTAAATAACATCTCCCGGTACACGTTGTTAGCTAACACCTTACCTTTAGCTTGCTTCGCTCCTAACATGAACAACGCATTAGCTTGCTCAGGTATCTTACCTTCTTCAGCTAACTTTCGTACTTCTCTTTCGTATGCCTCCATTTGACGGGACACACCACCGGGGTCTAAATCAAACTGTGTAGCACCTTCTGTTATTAAAGCTTGTTCGTATGCCTCACGCTCTTTACCTTTTAACGCTCTAGCTTTTTCAAGTGCTTGTCTTTGCCTGTCTTGTGTTTGCTGTATCTGATCGTAAGTAACAACAATATCAGACACTACATTCAAACCCTTCGCTAGTTCTAGCAGATTATTAGTTTGAGGAACTGGTACTCTAGGAGCTTGCAGCCGTGGAACACTGTACTGACCTAAAGCGGGAAGTGGTATTTCTCTGGACATATTAAGCTAGTTTTTGATAATCGTAAAGTTTGTCTCCGATTCTGACTGGTCCCTTTGGCACGTTCATGGATGTATCTACACCGCCCATACCGCCAGATAACTGTTGACCCATTTGATAACCTTTCATACCCCCAGCAGCTACGCTCAATACATCTTGTATACCAAGACCTCTAGGTTTAATGGGTTCCATGATTGGTTGGTTGATACCTATTAAACGCTGCTGTAACCCTAAACCTTGATCCTCAAGAGCTAATGTCTTACCAGCTTGTAGCATTTCTAATTGTTTCTCTAAAGCAAACTGTTTTTGACCTAAGAGGGCCTCGTAGTCTCTTTGTTTAGCTACCGCTGTTACAGGGTCTTCGGCAGTTCTATATATAGCAGCTTCAGCTTTAAGAAATTCTTGACGCTTTTCCTCGCTGATTATTCTTTCTTGCTGTTGTTGCTGTAACCGCTCTCCAGTCATCTGCCTCAACGATCTTCTAGTCTCAGCAGCTGCGGTCTGTTCTTGCAAGCGTCTCTGCATAGCAACCTGTTGCATCTGTGCTTGATACTGTGCTCTAGCTTGCTGTCTAGCACCAATAGCCGACGCACCTGAAGACGCTGCACCTAATACTAAACTTGCTATAGCTATGTCACACATATCGTTACTTCCTTTCTAGTATGAATGACAGATACCCGTGCAACTGACAATCGTTAAACTCAGCACCTAACCACTTCAACCACCTATAGCTCAACGTGTTACTCTTCATAACAAAGTTAGTGAGATAATCAAAGCCGTCCATCAAGTCCATCATGCGTTCCTTGGAGTGCTTCAAAAAGAACTTCTTAATAGTAGGTAACCGTCGTGTGCCTAATAACCAAGCACTACCGATATTAGTGCCTTCGATAGGAGCGACACCAAACGAACAGTACAAGTTATTCTTCTCATCTTTCACGCTGTAACACTTTGTACTACAAGCGTAAGACATAACAACAGCGTCTTTCGGGTGGTGCATAAGCCCAAGTATCTCTAACATGTCGTCCTCCCGTAAGTCGTCGTACAGATCAACTGCATCCATATCACCGTGTGCTTCATCTATTCTAAGCTCCATATCTTCTACTGCGTGATATAACCATCGATTCAAACTCTGCTGCTAGTAGCTTAACTGGTAAAGCAGAATCAGTAACAACTTCTATCTTTGCGTCGTTTGGTTGGCACTGTACAGGGAATCGGAAGTGTCCGTCCTGTGGGGTGAAAGCATTAAGTGTTAAGTTAGCACCTAGG